TTTTACTTACATTACGAGGACGCTTTAGCGTCTTATTATTATATGTTTCTTGTTTATTGTTTAATGTTTCTTGTTTATTGTTTGGTTGAACCGTTGTTGAACGTGCGTTAAACCTAGCAAGAGCAGATGCTTTACCTGCTCTAATTGCTGATTGTACCTTGCTTTGATACTTTTCTATTTCTTCGTCAGCCCTTGGATTTGTCCATCCTTTGCCAACTTCTAAAATAAAAAATTCTTTTAAAACTACTTCTACTTCTGGTACGTTATCTCTCATGTTAATCTTTCGTGCAACGATTGACACATCCTCGTTCAACGTTCGTTCATGTAGATAGTAGAGGTCTAACAATCTTCTGTATGCTAGATCCTCCATGTTTGACAAGTGTTTAGTGTGGCTTATGTAATCGCCAATATTGAAGGAGTAAAAATGCATTACTCCTCCTTGCGATAGTTATTTAAAACTTCTTGTTTTGCTTGCTCTACACCTGCATCATCCATTCCAATTGACTCTCTTAACCTTGATAAAGAATCTTTTGGTTCTGTTGATTGAGTCGCATTTGGTGTAACGTCTACAAAGTTATCATCATCTATTGATACAACAGAACTGATAGCATCGTTTTTTGGTAATCGTTTTGCAATACGATGAATTACAGTTTTCTTTGCCATCTGGTCAAACCATTTTACCCAAGGACTATGTGGTGATGAACTAGCTTTTGATACGGCACGGCATTTTTCTATATCTGCCATGTTCATAACCTCGTAATATTCACCTCCATTTGTCGTAACAGCAACTGCATACACGCATATAGGTTTGCCACGTTCACCAGTTATTAATGGTTTATGTGTAATCTTTGGTGTAGTTCCTAATTCGTAATCAAACAAATCATTTGTATAAACCACTTCAGCAGAAATTGTTTTTATTAATCCGCTATTGTGCAAGACCTTAATAATTCCTTCGACCATAGGAATGTACTGTATTGATTGCCCATACTGAACTGCTGCTGCTTCTTTGCCATCCAAATACAAACCATCTTGTGCTGCCTTCATAAAAGTTTGCATCAAGCTTGTTTTGTCTGCCTGTAATAACTTTGGATTTTTATTTAGCGTTAACTTTGCAACGCTAATAAATTTATTTACATCCATTTGCCTTGGCAAAGCTTCAGTAAATTTATCTGCCATTTTTTCTAGTGTTCCCTGCATGGCTACAAGTGGTGAGATGGATTGTGTCATTAGCTAACTCCTTTAGGTGAATTAAAACGGAACATTCTGTATCCCTTTCGTGGATTCTGGTATGTACCAACCATGTCTTGAGTTATCAGTTTGCCTTTATTTGGTTTAGACATACCGCAACTGATTGTTCCATTTACGGAAATAATTTTTGATGCATTTTGACTCAAATCTAAAATTTGTGCTTTAATTGCATCTCTTGTTTTGCTTAGTGAAGCATACTCTCTGTTGACTATGTTGTATTCATCAATCAACTTATCCATATCCTCATCAGCATTAAGAATTAAACTTGCGTCTGCTTGGTTACATAAATTTTTCATTATGTATTGTGCGTCTTTGGTGTAATCAGGGTTTGGTTCTGTACCAGATTGTATTTTCTCCCAAAAATTTTTAACTTTTTCTGTTAAAAGTTTGCCAATCTCTGGATCTCTTTTACTTTTGACTACTTTCATGGTGTTACCACCAACAAGAGCAACAATGTAACCAACGTTGTAACCAGTAATTTCTAGTTGGTGTTGTAGCTGTAAAGCAATATGTTCTGGTGGTTCAATGTTGTCCTCGTCATGTTCAATCCAGTTCTTGCGATATGCTAATGCATCCACATTTTTTATCTCAAGGATCATAGGTTCTTCTTCACTTACAATTTTGTAATCAAAAGATGATCCCATGCGTGTCTCTGGATTACGCATATAAACATCAAATTGCTCAACCTTAAACTTGTTGCGGTCTGCAAATTCTAAAGCAATAGAATCTTCAAGTCTGCGACCCCATGCCATGCGTTCGTTGTCATCTATGTTGACTACCACCTTATCTTTTTTCTGGTGGTACAGTTCAAACTCAGTCTGGTATGGGTTGAGATTAAACAATGCTGATACCTCAGTAGAGGTGACATCAAGCAATCTGTTTTCTAGCCATGATTGCTTGTCTGTAATTGGGTACGATTTTGTAGTCATTAGTTAGACTCCTTTTGAAATTGAATGAATTCTTTGTTGGGAACTACGACTGATTCCCATTTGGCTACTGTCTCGTACTTCCAACGATAAGGCCAGAGAGGGGAGGAAATGTCTTTCTCCACCTCCCATGTGCCACTAAATTTACGTTGCCTAATGTTATCTCTATCAAAGACCTTGCGATCTATTTCAGATCTAACTTCGTTTAGGATTTCGTAAAAAGAACATTCGTCATTGGTGTAGACGGTGATTGTATGCTTTCTCATTGGTAAGTAACCTCACCTTTGTTATCAATTTTTACGGCATAATCAATTTCTGAAGGACGCAAAATAGTATCAACTTTTTCTGCTTCGATAAAAGTATCACCTTCGTTAATGTGCTGACGAATTAAAGCTTTTGCTTGCTCTTGATCTTCAGCATCAATGCGGTAGTAATCAACGTGAGTTTGTGTAACTCGTACTTCGTATTTGGTCATTGGTTTGATTTTGTAAATAAAAAATTTGTAAGGGATCAAAATAGATGCCCCCCGAAGGGGGCAAACTTGTAACTAGATTAGACCACGACTTTCAAGATCTAAAGCATACCCAATTGGGTCAACTTTTTCTTGATAGTTGTAATCTGTACTAGAGGTCGTATCGATAAGAATAATTAATCTAGCATCTTTGTCTTTTTGACTAATCTGCCAAACATTCGTATCGAAGAAGTAGGTATAGGTTTGGTCATTTATAAGAACCCTATAAGTTCCCTCACCTTCATTGTTAACTAATCCTTCAAGTTCACCTTGTATAGACATTTGTGTCTGCGGTGGATTTGAGTTTCGACCTGTGTTGTGGTTGGCTAACCAAGAAATGCATACTTCTTGACCAACCCTTGGTAGCAGTTGAGCTTGTATTAGCTCTTTGTTACCATCTGTCCTTAAAACGTAAGGAGCGTTGAACTGTTTGTTCTCTTGGACTTTGTTTCCAAAGTACAAAGAGTCACATCCTAATTCAGCCATAATTGTTAATAGAAATTAGTAATTTGACATTTGAAGGTTTTACCCTTCGATAACCATTGTAGCACATAATGCAACACTTGGCAAATAATTAATTAATCGAAGGCATCGCTTTTCTTTAGTACTTCCACCTGAGATTCGCATCTGGGGCAAGATAAATTGGTCATTACTGAAAACTCAGGATAACCTCCCATACCTTCTTCTATATCTACATCTGATCCCCAGATAAGATCGCTGTCACACCACCAACATTTCATGTACTTACCCTTATTGTTGAACTGCTGTTATTTACAAACAAAGTTGTATAGCTTGGTTGGTATCTTGCTGTTGTTCCATTTGGATACTCAGTTTCTTCATTTTGATTATCTAAACCAGTAACCTTTATACCTTCTGCATAACCTGCTTGATAACCTTGGTTGTAGGAATGCTGGCTGCCCTCTGTAAAACCTTTTTGATAGTTTGCTTGCAATGCTTGGTTTATTTGTTCTTGCGTTGCCTGTGGCTGCTCTGACAATGTCATATGCAATCCATCTTTTTTTATTGCATTAATAAATTTATGTGCAGCAACAATCGCTTCGTTTTGATTTGGATTGTTAGATGCCAATGCATACAACTTTTGTAGTTTTTCTAATTTTTTTTGATTCATTCTCTACCAAAGATAAGTTCATGGGCTGATAGTTCTATACCTCTATCCCATGCTGTCTCAAGTAGCTTACGTTGAATAGATGTAGGTATAGTGCCATCTCCCTTTTGCCACTTAGATACTGATGCTGGATCTCTGTGGATTGCTCGTGCCAACGCACGGACACCGCCAAACTCAGCAATGGCTAATTGTACTGGTGTTTTAATAGTTGATTCCATATCTATATATTGCCATAAATGCAACATTAATACAAGTAATTAGGCAAAAAAAAGAGGGTTGTTAACCCTCTATAAATTTTGTAGTGCGTAGTCAAGGCATTTAATAATGTCTTCTCTGTTTGGCATAAAACCTGTATTAAGTTGTTTGAAGTCCATTAAATTTGAGTAAAGAGAATAAGTTAAATTTTCAATTTGCTCATCGTTTAGTTTTGGATTGTTCATACAGCTAAATCCTCCTTGTCTGGGCTGCTATAAAAAGCATTTTCATACTCTTCTTTTTCACCGTCAGGGATGCTATCCCATTTTAAAGAATCTTCATTAAATTCTTCTAGTTGTTCGATTACTTCAGCATGACCAAAGTTACGGTTGATTGCATCATGTCCAAAAGCAAGTTCATAAACACGTTCAATAAATTGTTTGTTGTCCATTGTTAGATAAGAATTAAGAATAAAAGTAAATAAGGAAATAAAACAAAAGTCATGCTTTAACTCCTTTTTTTCTATAGACCATTGCATAGCTACAAGACTCTGCAAGTGTTGGATTTAGTACGTTTTCACAAAACTTGTCGTACTCTGGCTCTAACCAGTTTTCTAATTCGTTACTGCTGTCGGTGTAGCAACTAACTTTAAGGTCGCTGCCCCTTCTTACATAATCAAGGTCGATAGCTTGCACTAGCTCCTCATAATCACAATCAATTGTAAAAACAACTCTGTATTTCCAACCATGATCTACTTGATCGGTTTTGATTGGATAATCGCATAATGACATTGGCATGGTTCTAATTAATAAAAAATTGGATAAAAAAAAGGGTGAAATTATTCACCCAAGTATGCGTCAACTAATTCTTTGTATTCAACAGAACCCTCGACTAGTTGCTGTGCAGTAATTGCAGATACAGTTGAGCTAGACATAAAAGCATTGATAAATGCATCTTTGTTAGCTTTGCCTTTGACATCTCTGTAATCAACGCCAAGCATTAAATCGCTAAATACAACAAATGCTCTTTTTGCTTCTGCTTTAGTACGCTTGAGCAATCTTGCATAAGTACCTGCGTGTGTCATAAACCATGTACTGGCCTGTTCATGGATTTCGCTAGGTGTGAAAGTTTCAGTAGTCATTGTTAATAGAAATTAGTAATGTACTCTTATAGTGTTGCATATAATCCAACAGGTGTCAACAAATTAATTTTAAATATTGCGATTTACTCTACATTTCTCTATATTATGAATAATTTTATTTATTTTTTAATGACACTAACAGCATTTAGAACCAAAACTAAAGTTGTTGGTATTTGTGATACTGGCCACAGAGTGGGGGAGGATCATCATAATCATAATCCTCGTATCACTCAAGTGGTCGTTGATGCATTAAGAGAATTACATGAAGATTATGGTATTGGTTATGGTTGCCTTTCCATAATGTTTGGTATCTCTCGTTCTTACATAGCTCAAATTTGCCGTTATGAAAAAAGAGTCTCCTATCCAACTCGCTACAAAACAATCCAAGTTAGGTAGACCAGTAGCTAAACCTGATCCAGTTATCATGGAAGAAGTTTTGTTTTGGATTTCTTCTGGTAATACTTTGCGTGCTTATTGCAGACAAAAAGGTAAACCTGCTTTTACTACTATTTACAATTGGTTGAATAAAGATAAGGAATTTACTGAACGCTTCGTGCGTGCGCGCGAGGTTGGATCAGATATGATTGCGGATTCGATTATGGAAATAATGAATGAACAACCTGAGATGATAGACGGAGATAATCCTCGCATAGACCCTGCATGGGTGGCTCTCCAGAAGGCCAAAAGTGATGTTGCATTGAAACTATTGTCCAAGTGGTTTCCGCAGCGTTATGGAGATCGTGTAGGGGTAGAAGCAAAAGGAGATATTAACTTGACTATTTCAACAGGCGTTCCACAGGTGTGAGACAACCGTTGATCAAACTAGATTACACACCTCGGACTTGGCAGAGAGAATGCCATATAAAGAAACAAAGGTTTAGCGTTTACGCATTGCACAGGCGATCAGGCAAGACAGAACTGGCAATCATGGAGCTAATAGATAAGGCCATGAAGACAGACAAGGAACTAGCCATGTTTGTGTACATTGCACCGTTCCTGAGACAGGCAAAAGCAATTGCATGGGCAAGACTAAAGCAGAAGATAGAACCATTGCGTAGAACGTCTGTGATCGACATCAACGAGGGTGAACTGTCGGTCAGGTTTAAACATAATGGAGCAATCATTAGACTTTTTGGAGGTGATAACCCCGATGCGTTAAGGGGCATGAGATTGGACGGTTGTGTGATAGATGAGGTAGCCCAGATAAAGAACGAGCTATGGTCAGACATAGTCCAGCCAGCCCTATCAGACCGTCTTGGCTGGTCATTGTTTATTGGTACACCTCAAGGCATTAACTTGTTTTCTGAGTTGTACTACAAGGCCGTAAATGAACAAGGATGGACAGCATCAAGGTACACAGTGTTCGACACAGATAGCTTGCATCCTGATGAGGTTACTCGTCTTAAACGTGATATGAGTGAGACATCATTTGCAAGGGAATATCTATGTGACTTTTCTGCACAGGGTGATGACCAGTTAATTGCATTGGCAGATACTGAAGATGCAGCCAAGCGCATATACCAACAAGACCATGTTCGATTGTTTCCAATAATCCTTGGCATCGACCCTGCCAGATTTGGTGATGACAGATCTGTAGTGTTTAGACGGCAGGGTAAGCAAGCATTTAAACCAGTTGTATATCGAGGTATAGACAACATGGAATTAGCGTCCAGAGTAGCCAATCTGATAGAGGAGCATAAACCAGATGCTGTGTTTTGTGATGCAGGTGCAGGTAGTGGCGTAATCGACAGACTAAGGCAATTGTCATATGACGTAATCGAGATACCGTTTGGTGGCAAGGCAATGAAACCAGACCAATACATCAACCGTAGAACAGAAATGTGGTGGTTAATGAAGCAATGGATAGAAGAAGGTGGTGCAATACCAAACGATGTAGCCCTCAAACAAGAACTAGCTACACCGATATACTGGTATGACAATGTGGGTAGGCGTGTATTGGAAGGTAAGGATCAAATAAAAAAGAGATTGCAGGGTGCAGGGTCACCAGACTTAGCTGATGCATTAGCATTAACGTTTGCGTTACCAGTAGCCAAAAAGGTAGCAGAGGACATATACATTAAAAGACGTAAAGAAGCTACACAGAAGGCAGACTATGACCCATACACAAGAATCTAACTTTGTTCGTATAGCAGATGGTCTAGATGTAAAACCATTGCTTAAATTACTTGATGCCAAACCTGAGTTATGGAAAGAGATACAGATAAGGCAACAATTTACTGGGTCACCACACAAAGATACGGAGTCAATATACGTTAGAGGGCCATTCAAAATGAGCCAATACTACGTTTTATGGGATACAGGGTCATATGACTACCCATGCATGGAATATTTAGAACCTGCGTTAGTACCATTGATGCGACCAATATTAAAAAAACTACAGGTAGAAGATATGGGTAGGGTACTTATTGTTAATTTAAAACCTAGTGGCCATGTAACTAAACATAATGACCAAGGAACGTATGCAGACCACTATCAAAGATTTCATCTTGTACTAAAAACTAACCAATGGTGTAGCCAAACTTGCGGAGATCAAAAACAAAAGTTTGAGGTAGGCGAGGTTTGGTGGTTTAACCATAAAAAAATACATACAGCGGACAATGTTGGCACGACAGACAGAGTACATATAATATTTGATTGTGTACCAAAAGATTTTTTATGACTAGTGTGACCGTAACTAATGATAGTAAGGCTACTGTAAACGAAAGTAGAGTACCTAAAACAGAAATTAGACTCTGCACCTTAGATGAATTTAAAGTTTTAGCAGATCCATTGTTTGAAGAGCATTACGAAGAGATTGCTCGTAACAAACAGATAATGAAGCTAAAGCCAAATTACAAACTGTATGAAGCACTTGATGCAACAGGTTGGTTATTCATCTATGTAGCAATGCAGGGCGATGTATGTATTGGTTATTCTATGAACATAATGATTCATCACTTGCATTATGCAGATCTAAGAATTGCCCAGAATGACATTTTGTTTGTCAAAAAAGAATTCAGAGGTGGTCGATTAGGTTTACGTCTAATAAAAGTCACAGAAGATCATGCAAAATCTGAGGGTTGTAAACTTATGTTATGGCACGCTAAAGAAAACACCGCTTTAGATAAGTTGCTACCAAAATTAAAATATGGTGTACAAGAAATCATGTATTCTAAGGAGATTTAACCAATGGTAGTAACAGCACTAGTAACTACAGCAGCAGCCACAACTTATGCAACAATTGAAGCAAACAATCGTGCAAGGGAACAAAGAAAACAGCAAGAAAAAGCATTAGAGCAGCAAAGAATAGCTAATCAACAAGCTAAAGAAACTGCTGAAGCGGAAGCACAACGTGCTGACATTGCATATAACCAAGCAAACCAACAGCAACCAGAAGTACAAGCTATTGTTAGTAGAAGTGAAGAAGCAGCAAATCAAGGCCCTGCTGCAACAGTATTAACTGGTGGTGATAATATGGTTAACCCAGTAGCACAAGCGGTAGCTAAAGGTAAAAGTAAGAAAGGAGGAGGTAGAGGAGATGCTAGTGGAGGTAGTTTATTAACAGGTCAAGTAGGTGTAGATCCTTCAGCATTAAATTTAGGTGGAAATAGTTTATTAGGAAACTAATTAATGAAAACAAAAAAAGAAAAATTAATAACTAGGTGGGGTCATCTTAGGTCTGAAAGGGCTACATGGTGGTCACATTGGCAAGAAATTACAACATATTTATTACCAAGGAACGGACGTTATTTTCAGCAAGATAGAAACAAAGGACATAGAAGACATAACTCGATATATGACAATACTGGTACAAGAGCATTAAGAACATTGGGTGCTGGCATGATGGCAGGTGCTACATCTCCTGCAAGACCATGGTTTAGGTTAGGTACGGCAGATCCTGAGTTAAATAGTTATGGGCCTGTCAAATTATGGTTAGCAGATGTTACACAACGTATGCAATTAGTGTTTCAAAAGTCCAATACATACCGAACATTACATGGAATATACGAAGAACTTGGAGCATTTGGTACGGCTGGCTCTATTATCCTCCCCGATAGCCAAAACGCTATACATCATTACCCTGTAACCATTGGAGAATATGCAATAGCAACAGATTATCAGGGCAGAGTAAACACTTTGTACAGAGAATTTCAAAAAACAGTAGGAGAAGTGGTAAGAGAGTTTGGATATAACAAATGTTCAACGTCCGTTAAGAACTTGTACGACAGAGGTAGCCTAGATAGTTGGATTACATTGGTTCATGCTATAGAACCAAGAGATGATAGGGATCGTAATTACAAAAAAAAGGACAATATGAATATGCCATACAAGTCTTGTTACTTTGAAACAGGTAGTGATGGCGATCAAGTGCTACGAGAAAGCGGATTTAAAGAATTTCCGGCAGTTGTACCTAGATGGGGCGTGGCAGGTGGTGATATTTATGGCAATTCACCCGGTATGGAGTCATTAGGTGACATAAAACAGCTACAACATGAGCAATTACGCAAAGCACAGGGCATTGATTACCAAACAAAGCCACCATTACAAGTACCTAGCTACATGAAAAACAGAGATGTTGACAGTTTGCCGGGTGGAGTTACGTTTATTGATGGGGCGCAGGGCAAAATTGAGACAGCATTTAACGTAAATTTAAATCTTGATCATTTATTGCGAGATATACAAGATGTTCGTGGACGTATTAACAGTAGTTTTTATGCTGATTTGTTTCTTATGTTGGCAAATGCTACTGATACACGCATGACAGCGACAGAGGTAGCAGAACGTCACGAAGAAAAACTGCTTATGTTAGGGCCAGTATTAGAAAGATTACACAATGAGTTATTAGATCCATTGATTGATATAACTTTTGACAGAATGGTGGAAGCTGGACTAGTGCCACCAGCCCCAGAAGAGTTGCAAGGCATGGAATTAAACGTAGAATTTGTATCTATGTTGGCGCAAGCGCAACGTGCTATAGGAACAAACAGTGTAGATAGGTATGTAAACAGTATGGGTATGGTTGCACAGATGAAACCTGATGTACTTGATAAGTTTGATTCTGATGCATGGGCTGATGGTTATGCTGATATGTTAGGTGTTGACCCATCGTTAATAGTTGCAGGGCCACAAGTTGCAAAAATACGTCAGGCAAGAGCGCAAGCACAACAAGCAGCAGCACAACAAGAAGCACAAAATCAGGCTGCTGAAAATATGTCAAAATTAGGTAAAGTAGATGCAGGTAATGCTATGGACATGATTAATCAATTTAGCGGTTACAATTCACCATCACCATTGGAGGTATAACAAATGGATTTAATTGACTTAAAAAAAGACCCACAACCTATTGATAGTAATGAAATGTATGATGAGCCGATGTATAGCTACGGTTTATGTATATCTTTAGGCAGAGAAGAGCTAGAAAAATTAGGTATAGAGAAATTACCAGAAGCTGGTAGCGAAATGATGATTAAAGGATTGGCATATGTCAAAACTGTTAGAGAAAGTAAAGAACAAGATGGCGTAGAACAAAATGTAGAGTTGCAAATAACTGCTATGGGTATAGAACCATTTGATAAAAGTGGTAATCAAGCAGAAGGATTGTATGGTGAAAAGGCAGCGACAGCACCACCAAAGGCAGAACCTGCTGCTAAACAAGCTACATACTTAGCATAGGAGGTTTTTATGGGCAAAAACATTACAACGCCAGATAACATTAAATTTGGTGATATGTCAGCAGAAGCAAGAATGAATTATTTGCGTATGCTTGATAAAAAAAGGGAAGAAGAAGAAGAAAAAAAATTAAAAAAATTGTATCCTAAATCATACATGGGAGGTAAAAAGAAATGAGTTTATACGAAAACATTCACAAAAAACGTAAAAGAATTGCACGAGGATCTGGTGAACGTATGAAAAAACCGGGTGAAAAAGGTAGACCTACTGCAAAAGATTTTAAGAATGCTGCAAAAACTGCCAAAAAAATGTATCCAAACCAAAAATAGGTGTAACCGTAACCTTGTTATAGCTAGATATATTGGTTTATGAGCGAATACAATCCTCTCGATCTCAAAGGTCAACAAAAATCTAAAGACAATAAAAAGTCTGCGGAAAGAATTGACCGCCAAAATGAAGAGTCGGATATTAAATGGCTTATGAGCAGCAAGAGGGGTCGCAGATTAATCTGGAGACTTCTGGAGCAAGCAGGTGTTTTCCGATCATCGTTCAACACTAACGCAATGGCAATGTCATTTAGCGAAGGTAACAGGAATTATGGTTTGCAAATACTTAACTTAATCCACACTCTCTGCCCTGAGTTATACCCGACAATGATTAAGGAGCAAAAAAATGTCAGAGATGCTGATGACGGAAGCCAACCAAACAAATGAAGGCAGCGAACAACAGCAATTGGTAGATAATGCTACTAGTGAGCAGACTACTGAAACACAGCAGCAAGCTGAAACTGTACAGGATCAACAAGTTTCGGATGAAACCACTGTTGAAAGTAAAACTGGCGAATCAGATGCACCAGAAGGTGCGCCTGAAAAATACGAGTTTAATTCAAAGGTAACTGACGCACCTAATGAACTCGACCCCGAAGTCTTAACTGCATTCGGTGATGTCGCCAAAGAACTTAACCTGCCACAAGAAGCTGCACAAAAGGTATTAGACAAGGTTGCACCTGTCATACAAGCCAAACAAGCTAAAGCTTTAGAAGTTGCAAAAGCTGATTGGGTAAGTAATTCACAAGCTGACGAAGAATTTGGCGGTGAAAAACTTAACGACAATTTAGAAATTGCAAAAACTGCTTTAGATGCATTTGGTAATGATGCCTTGAAGTCGCTGCTAGTTGAAACAGGCTTTGGAAATCACCCTGAGATAATCAGGTTTATGTACAGAGCAGGTAAGGCAATCAGTGAAGACAGTTATGTCGGTAATTCTGAAGGTGCTGATTATTCTAGAAATAGTGGCCCTAAAGATTTTAACGCTATAGCAAATTCATTGTATTCTAATCAGCAAAACAAGTAAGGAGTTATTAAATGGCTACTCTCTCAACCTCAAATTTAACCCTAGCGGATTGGGCAAAAAGATCTGACCCAGACGGTAGAGTTCCAATTGTTGCAGAATTACTTTCACAAAGCAACGAAATACTAGATGATTGCGTGTTTAAAGAAGGTAATTTACCTACTGGCGAACGTGTAATTATTAGAACTGGTTTACCATCAGTTTATTTTCGTGCATTAAACCAAGGTATTCCCGGCAGCAAATCAACAACTGCTCAAGTTGATGAAGCTTGTGCAATTCTTGAAGCACGTTCTGAAGTAGACAAAGATTTAGCAATGTTAAATGGTAACACTGCACAGTTCCGTTTATCTGAAGATACTGCGTTCTTGGAAGCAATGAACCAGACTCAAGCTGAGACTATGTTTTATGGTAATCCCGGAACAGATCCTAAGAAGTTTTTAGGTTTAGCACCAAGATATGGTGATTTATCTGCTGATAACGCTGTAAACATTCTTGATGCAGGTGGATCAGGTTCTGATAATGCTTCTGTATATCTAGTTGTTTGGGGCGATCAAACAGTATATTGTCCTTTCCCTAAAGGATCTAAAGCTGGATTAACTCACGAAGATTTAGGTGAGCAAACTGTATACAACAGTGATGGCACAAGACTACAAGCTTTTGCTACACGTTATCAGTGGAAGAACGGTCTTGTAGTTAAAGATTGGAGATACGTTGTTCGTATTTGCAACATCGACATTTCTGACCTCCTTGGCAGTGCTAATACACAAACTGCTGCTGCATCAACAAACCTAGTCAAGCTAATGGCTAGAGCATTGTACAGAATACCAAACATGGCAATGGGTAGAGCAGCTTTCTATATGAACAGAACAGTTCATTCTGGAATGTCTATTGCAGCACTTGATAAATCACAAAACGTCTTGTCAATACAAGAAGGTTTATCACAGTTTGGATCAGCACAAAGCTACTTATCATTCTTAGGCGTACCTCTAAGAAGAGTGGATGCGTTGATTAACAGCGAAGCTCGTGTTGTTTAATTAATTTATTAACAAAGGAGATTAAAAATGATTACTGATTCATTGCTCAGAGTAAGTGAAGATCAAGCACTTACAACAACTGCTGTATCTACCAACACTGTAGATCTAGGAACTGCTAGAGATATAGGTGAAGGTACTGCATTGTATATGAACTTTGCCGTTACTACTGCATTAGCAAATGGTACAAGTGTAAAGTTTGAAGTTATTACTAGCGCAAATGCTAACTTGTCTAGTCCTACTGTTATTGGTAGCAGCGATGCAATCCTTACAGCAGCACTAACATTAGGCAAAAACGTAGTAGTACGTTTTAATCCAGATATTGCTGGCAAAGGCCAGAGATATATTGGTGCTAGATACACAATTGCTGGTACTTTTAACGCTGGTAAAGTTACTGCTGATATAGTAGAAACAATCGGTGACGGTAGAAAGTTCTATGCTTCTGGCTTTACCGTAGCTTAATAAGGAGAATCTATGCCTATTTACAGAGCTAAAGTTAAGTGTTTCGTTGGTCAATCCATGCGAGAAGCTGACGAAGAGTTTGAATACAATGGAGAGTTCAATAGTAATATTGAATTAGTTGGTGGAACTGAACTTGATCTACCTGTGGCGTCAAACACAACCGTACCGTCAGAAGATGTTCAGCCAACTACTCAATCAATTGATTATTTATCAATGACTAAAGCAGAACTTGAAATTTATGGTCGTTCTATTGGTATTGAACTTGATAGAAGACAGACAAAAGAAACTCTTATTAGTCAACTTGAAGCAGCTAGTAAATAGGTATTAGTTTCTTATTTGCATACTGGGGGCTAGTAGATTACTGCTAACCTCCTCTTTTTTTAGGAGATGACATGGCAACTGAAGTAGATATTTGCAACCTTGCCCTAGCAAACTTGGGTGATGATGCAACAATAGCTACGCTATCCCCACCAGAAGGATCAGCACAAGCAGAAAAAGCTGCACGGTTTTATCCAATTGCAAGAAACAGTTTGTTAGCAATGCATACATGGAGTTTTGCATCTAAACGAGGTAGTTTAGCATTAACAACTAATACGTTAGACCAATGGGATTATGCATATGCAGCACCTGCTGACATGATGTCGGCTGTTGCAATAATATCTCCTACAGCACAAAACGATTACGCTACAAGGATGTCTGCTGGCGATACACCCGGTGGTATAACATCTAACTATGCTCCGACAATAGTAGCTGGACAATATACACCACAACAATTTGCAATAGAAGGGGCATATATTTACACAAACCAAGAAAACGCAATGTTAAGGTATCAAGCTTTTATTACTGATCCATCTTTGTTCCCACCTTTATTTGTTAATACATTATCTTGGCATTTAGCATCAATGCTTGCAGGGCCAATAATTAAAGGTGATCAAGGTATGGCAGAAGCAAAACGTTGTATAGAAATGATGCAAGGGTATTTAGCAAGTGCAAAGCAAGCAGACAATTTACAAAGAGATATTACGATAGAACATATTGTACCTTGGACATCTGGGAGGTAATTTATGCCAACTACACGCACATTTTCAAAAGCTTTTTCAGCAGGTGAATTATCACCAGAAATGTTTGGGCGTATAGATGATGCAAAATATCAACAAGGCGCAGCGACAATGCGTAATTTTATTTCTAAACCACAAGGGCCAGCAGAAAACAGACCGGGATTTGCATTTGTTAGAGAAGTAAAAGACAGTACAAAAGCTACAAGATTATTGTCTTTTACCTTTAATACTGTACAAACTATGGTTATTGAAATGGGTAATCAATATTTTAGATTTCATACACAAGGACAAACTTTATTTTATAGCGATGGTGCAGCATGGAATAGCGGTACAAACTATGCAGTAGGCGATATAGCAAAATATAACAACGTAAATTACTATGCTAAAACAGCGCATTCCAATAGCCAGCCACCTAATGCTACAAATTGGTATCCAATGCCAACAAATCCCAACATATACGAAATACCATCACCATATTTAGAAGCAGAATTATTTGATTTGCATTATGTACAATCTGCTGATGTTGTGACTTTAGTACATCCTAATCACGCTCCAAGAGAACTAAGAAGATTAGGTGCAACTAAATGGGAGGTTTTGGTAATTAATTTTGGTAGTCCTATTTCAGCACCTTCTAATGTAAGTGTGGCTGCTTATATACCTTCATCTTCTAGTACTAATACAGATACTTTTTTTACTCATAATTATGTTGTTACTGCTATTGCAACAAATTTAGTAGATGAAAGCGCACAATCAAGTGCTGCTTCCGTGAACAATAATATTTTTGTAAGTGGAGCAAAAAATACCATTACTTGGAACGCAGTTACTGGTGCTAGTAGATATAGAGTATATAAAGATCAAGGTGGTATTTTTGGATTTATTGGAGAAACTACAACTACAACTATTATTGATAATAATATTGCACCTGATTTTACTGTAACGCCACCAATATATGAAAACGATTTTGTAGGAACTGGTAATTATCCGGGTGCTGTATCTTATTTTGAGCAACGCAGAGTGTTTGCAGGGCCGAATAATTTTCCACAAAGTATATGGATGACTAAATCAGGTACTGAAAGTAATATGTCTTTTGGGTTACCTATACGAGATGATGACCGTATTGAGTTTAGAGTTGCTGCTCGTGAAGCAAATACTATAAGACACATTGTTCCGTTAACGCAATTGCTATTATTAACAGGATCAGCAGAATGGCGTGTAACTTCTGTTAACAGTGACGCTATAACACCAACATCTATATCAGTAAAACCACAATCATATGTAGGTTCAAATAATGCTCAACCAGTAATTGTTAACAACAGCATGGTTTATGCAGCATCTCGTGGCGGTCACGTTAGAGAGTTAGGTTATAACTGGCAAGCAAATGGTTTTATTACAGGAGATTTGTCATTAAGAGCAGCGCATTTATTTGACCATTTTGAAATTAAAGACATGGGTATGGCAAAAGCACCATTGCCTGTAGTTTGGTTTATTAATGATCAAGGTAAATTATTAGGTCTTACATATGTACCAGAACAAGCAATAGGTGCATGGCATCAACATGATACTGATGGTTTGTTTGAAAGCGTTGCAGTAGTTGCAGAAGGTGCTGATGACGTTGTTTATTGCGTTATAAAAAGAACTATTAATGGCGCAGTAAAAAGGTATGTAGAACGTATGGGAACAAGAATATATGCTACGCAACGTGATAGTTTTTTTGTTGATTGTGGCGCAACATACGATGGCACAAATACAGATACAAACCAAACAGTAACTATATCTGGTGGTACAAATTACACAAGAGGTGAAACTGTTACAGTAACCACTAACTATAATTTATTTCAAGCACCGCCTAGTGTTGCTGATAAAGATGATGCAATAGTTATAGTAGATGGCACTAATTTGTATCGTTTAACTATACTTACTACATCAAGTCAAACAGTAGCAACTGCAAAATTAGATAAAGATTTACCTGCATCTTTGCGTAATACAGGATTAACTAATTATGAAGTTGCAAGAAATTCTATATCAGGTTTAGATCATATAGAAGGAAAAACTGTAAGTATATTGGCAGATGGCTCAGTGCATCCACAAAAAGTAGTTAGCAGTGGTGCTATTACTTTAGAACGTGCAGCTAGTGTAGTTCATGTAGGTTTAGAATATAACAGCGATTTGCAAAGTTTACCCATGGCATTACAAGTAGAAGCTTTTGGTCAGGGTCGTGTTAAAAATTTAAATCATGTTTGGATAAGGGTATTAGAATCTTCTGGTATTTTTGCTGGCCCATCTTCTGACAAATTAATAGAAGCAAAACAACGTACAACAGAACCATATGGCACGCCACCAAGTTTAAAAACACAAGATATAAAAATTATGTTAACTCCTACTTGGCAAGATAATGGTCAATTATTTGTACGACAAACTGATCCGTTACCATTAACAGTTGTAGGTATGACATTAGAAGTTGCTGTAGGTGGATAGTGTAACCGTAAACAGATAAACTGTATGTATATTAGAAAAATAAGTAAGGTGTTGAGCTAATGGCAACAGGTTGGTCATCTTTAGGTTTTGGAGATAAATTTGGTCTTATAACTGGTATAGGCAGCACACTTACTGGCATGATTGCTAATAGGGCTGCTGCTAATACAGAAAGATATAAATTAAAAAGTCAAGCTTTAAATTTTGAGCATCAGCGTGACATGGCGAAGCTCAATAGACGAATGCTAGAAAGTCAAGCACAACATATAGGCAGAGCATATAACAAACAGATAGCAATACGAACATTAAAAGCAGGTCAAGCAATATCTAGTACTAAAGCATCATTTGCTGCAAGGGGTATACAAATGGGTGTTGGAAGCACTGCAAATGTTTTTGCTAGTGCTGAATTAGTAAAAGAAATAGACAGGTTAACTATGAATACAAATAAAGTTAGAGCTATGAATAATCAAAGATTACGAGCAGTTAACATGGGTATAAGAGGTGATATGTTGGGTGTTTCTGCTAATAATTTGTTTTCTACTGCTTCTGCTGTTAGTCCATTTATGAATATGACTAGTACGTTGCTGACAGGTGCAACTAACATTGTTGGTAATTTACCTGACAGTTTCTTTAAATAATCATGGCAAAAGTACCTTTAACACCACAAGAAGGATTAGAAATTGGTTCTGCACCACAATTTTCTGCTACTACAATACAACCTGTACAAGATACTGTTACTGACGATTTAGTTAATTTTAGTAAAGCACAAAACGCAGTATCTGCTATTGCTTTTAAATTACAAGATGAATATAACGATGCAGAATCAAAAAAATTATATAACGAATTTTATAGTGAACTAGAAACAAATACTAATAATTATTTAAATACTCAAGGTTTTGATGCAGTAAAAGTTGTAGACAAAGAAAATAACGAGACTGCATATGATCAAACTAATAACAGTATAACTGAGTTGCTTGCTTCTTATTCAGACAGAGCAAGTAATGGCGAAATAAAATATATGTTTGAAAACATGGCATTGGTGTCTGTAAGGTCAGCGCAAAATAAAATGACAAACCATTCAATAAAACAACAACGATTAGCGCACGAAGCCGAAGTAACTGCATCTATTACTAATAAAAAGACAGCAGCAATGCAAAATTATGAGACTTGGCAAGATCCTACTGGTGATTTTGTTTTGAACTATACAGCAGGTTTAGAGTTGCTTAAAGAGCAAGCAGTATTAAAAGGTTGGAATATTGATCCTAATGCGGTAGATCCTAGTGGAAATAAGATACCAGTAAGTAGTCAATTTATTCAATCAGTAAATGAATACAATATGGAAATTTTAAAAGATCTTATTAAACAATTAGATGCAGACGGAAAACATGATCAGATTAAAGAAGTTCTTGAAAAATTTAAACCAATAATGAAAGAAGAAGATCTTGCAAATATATCAATATCAGTTAAAGAAAAATATGATGAATATAACGGTGGAGAAATAGTAAATACTTTATTGACTAATAATGGTAATCAAAATAGTGGTAATTATTTAGATCAAGCAAAAAAAGTATTTTCATTAAGTAGTAATAGTAATAGTTCTAATGATATAGGTGGATCTGTAAAAGATGGTTTTAATACTAATGATGAGTTATTAGATACAGCAAACAATGAACGCAATGAAAACATAGAGTTGTTAGAACAAATTAAAAATACTTCAAAATTTTATAACCCAGAAACTACTACAAGATTAATACCAGAACATCAAACAACACATTTGTTTGCAATACAAAGACTTGGTGTAAAAAAAGCAGATTCACTTTATACAAAAGCAAAATCACAAATAGATATAGATACAAAAAAATATAAAGAAGATCCTATTTATGCAAAAAAAATTAATAGACAAATTATAGATAATTACAACAAATTAATTACTGAAGAATCTAATAAAATTTATGGAAGATTTGGCGAAGGTGAATATGCAATAACAGTTGCTAATGATTTAGAAGTAATCAAAAAAGGTATTAATTATGATTCTAGCGTTACAGAAAATATAGATCCAATTACAAATTTACGTCCATTAAATGTATTAAAAGAAGAATTAAAAAGTACAATAACAAATCCAAAGCAATTAAAATACGCATTAGAAGATTTAGAAATTAAATACAATAAAATTAAAAATGAACGTGAAAGTGCATACAATCAAGTATTAAACAATGCAAAAGAAATAGCATTTGCTGAACCGGGAGGATGGAAAAATTTAAAAGCTAACGGTATTGACATTGATAATTTTACAAAACAAGATCAGGAAATATTAAAAAATGGACAGCCAAAAGAATCAGATTTAGATACTGTAATTATGTTAGAAAAAAATCCAATAGAAATAGCAACTAATTTAAATGCATATAGTGACAAATTAGATAATGGACAATATACAGAATTAAAAAGATATGCAGCTTCTTTGCGTACAGAATCTTCAATTGGTAGTGCAACTGCTGATGCAACCATGTTTGATGACACATTAATAACATATGGATTCGATACTATTTTTACAAAGAAAAAAGGTAAAGGTACAGAAAATAATACTGGTGAAACTGATTTAGATAAAAAGAAAGATTATATACAATTAAAAGCTGAATGGAAAGAAAGAATTGATCAATTTATAACTGACAATAATGGTACTAAACCTACAAATGCAGAAAAACAAAAAATGTTAAATGAAATATTAAATGACAAAGTATATGTTAAAACACCTTGGTTTAAACAACATATACAAATACCTGCTGAAGCACTTGATGATGATCAATTTAAGGATGCATTTGTGTTTGTTGGGAGTGAAAAAGTATTTACAAAACAAATACCAGATGAAGTTAGAGAATATTTTATAGCAGGGTATGTAGCTGCTGGTATGCCATATACAGAACAAATGATTGCAAATGAATGGATATTACATGGCAAGAAAAAGAAAAAAAGTGAAATTATAAAATATAAGGAGGACAACAATTTATGAATGACAATCCATTTTTAGACACTCTAAACAAAAGACAAAAATTAGCACCTAGTCAAAATTATGGTGAACATCTTGATACCTTAAACACTGAAAATCCATTTTTTGAAACTTTAAAAAAACGAGAAGAAGACAGGCAAAATGAATTAAAAGCACAATACAGACAAACACTTAATTCTGTTTTAGAAAAAGATCCTGACATGGTTGGTGAGGGTTTGCAACTTGCAAAAGAATTAAATTTACCAAAAGAATTTGCATTAAATAGTGAAGAAGCTATTAAATTATTAGCTGAAAAAAATAGAAAAGAAAAAATATTAAGTTACGAATTAGCAAAAAAAAGTCCAATTTTAATGAAGCAACTTACTGATCCTACGTTTGCTGCATTAGCTTATGACAATATAAATGATCTTGAAGGTTTAGAATATGCTTTTGATGCTATAAAAAAAGCACCGGGAAATATATTACAAGGTTGGGAAAAAGGAAGGTTAAACGTAAGAAGAGGGAAAATAGGTAATTTAAAAAAATCAGGTAAAGGTAACGAGGAATTAAATGCAGAATTAGCAGAAATTAATCAAAGATTAGAAGAATTAAATAGTGATGGATCAGGAATATTAGAAGAAGGTTTTGCTATTTTTGGTCAGTACTCTAAAACTTTACCCACAGCTTTAGAAGGTGGTTTATATACAGGTGCTGCTGCTGGAGTTGCAGGTGCTGTAACAGGGCCGGGTTCTATATTTACAGCTAAAGGTGGATTTATTGTAGGGTTTTTAGGAACATTAGGGCTAGAAACATACAAAATAGAAGCAGGTTCTACATACCTTGACCTTGTAGACGAATTAAAATTAACTGAAGGTGTTGACGATCAAACAGCAAAACATATAGCTACTGGTGTTGGTGTTACTAATATGTTGTTGGAATGGGTTGGTGCTAGTGCTGTAACTGCTCCTGTAAGAAAAACATTATCTAAATACGCTACAAAATCAATAGTTAAAGAATTAGCAAAACCAACAGGACGCAAAGCAATTATGCAATTTGCTAAAAATTATCTTGGTGGAAATATAACAGAAGCAGGTACAGAAGTATTGCAAGAATTATCAAATGTTGTAGGTCGTGATTTAGCAGTAGCATTTAGCGATAGAGAAGATTTAAAATTAAAACTTACAAATTTAGAAGGATTACAAGAAATAGGCGATAGATTAGGTCAAACTTTCATACAGACTATGAAAGGCATGACCTTAGTAGGTCTTGTAGGTAGTGGCCCAACATTTATATCTGATGTTTCTAGAGCAAACAAAGCTAAAAAAGATACTGCATTTATTGAAGAATTATCAGAAAAGTCTGTTAATAACAAAACAAAAATAAGAAATCCAAATGAGTTTCAAAGTTTTGTAGAAAATTTAGCAGTAGATAAAGACGTACAAAATTTATATATTGACGCACAAATATTAAATCAAGCAATAATAAACAATGGCATAACAATAGAAGACATACAACAAGTATCACCTGATGTTGCACAACAACTTATAGAAATAAATAAGTCTGGTGGACAAGGCGATGTAGTAATAAAAACTAGTGAATATGCAGCAAAACTAGCAGGTACTCAATTTGACGGTTTTTTACAAGATCATTTGCGTGTTGACCGTGATGGTTTTAGTAAATTAGAAGCTACACAATTTAGAGAAAATCAAGATGCGATAAGACAAGAAGCTGTAGAAATTATTGAAAAACAAAATAAAATATCTAGCGAATTTGTAGCCAGTGCAAAACAAGTAAAGCAAGATGTTGCATTACAACTGCAACAATTTAAACAATATACACAAAAAAACATTGAATATGCGTCAACATTTTTTCGTGACTATGTAGTTATACAGGCAAATAAATTAGGCATAACACCAAAAGAATTTGCAGCTAGATTTCCATACACAATTGTTGCTCAAGATCAAATACAAATATCACCAGAACAACAATTATTTAATCAAGATGGTTCTGTACGATTAGAAACTCCACAATTTAAAACATTTTTTGGCAAATCAGTTTTAAAAAAAGATGGCAAACCAGAAGTTTTGTACCACGGTACACGAGATAGTGTTAACGAATTTAATTTAGATCATCCTAATAAAAAAGATTTTGGTTGGTTAGGTAAAGGTGTGTATATGTATCGTGGTAAAAATGCAGCAGCAGGTGCAAATGTTTATACATTTAACAAAAGAGGTGATGCTGGTCGCAATATTATGCCATTGTATGCACGACTAGAAAAACCATATTACGCCACATTTAAAGAAAAAGCAGATATAAGGATGGGTGGCGAGCAAGCTGCTGAAGGATTTAAGCAAAGATTAATTGATCAAGGTTATGATGGTGCAATATTGAGAGGTCAAGACGGAACTGATGAAGTAGTAGTTTTTGATAACACAGCAGTTAAGTCAACATTTAACAGCGGTACATGGTCTAGAGAAACGGCAGATATATTAAAACAACAAGAGTTATTTGCACAAAAAACAAAACCACAAAGAAAAGGTAAACCAATACCTGCTGAAATATTAGAACTTGGAAAATTAGAGAATAGTTTTGATTTTGCTGGTGAAACTCAATATGCTACAAACCGTGATTTTAAAATAGCTTTACAACAACGCATCAATAATGCTGCTAAACAAGCAGGTGTTAATTTATCTGAATTTACTGTAGAAACAGAAAAACATCTTGTAAAAAATTTACTTGCAGATGCTGAGTTTGCATTAGAAACTAATCCAAATGCAGTTGGTTGGTATAACGAAAAAGTAACAAAGGCATTAAACGTATTGTCTTTAGTGCATCCAGAAATAGCTACTGATGCACAATCAAAATTTGCTTTTATTTGGGCATTGGCAAATACATCAAACGGTTTAAAAGTAGATAAAAATTTTGAATTAGCAGAACAGGCATATGCTTTTTATTCACAAAATGGTGTTATGCCAGTTGACATAGGCATAGGTGATGCAAGTGCTGCAATTAATAACAATATGAAGTTATTTAATAGGTTAATGGAAGAAAAAGGGTTTGAAGAATTTGAACAGTTTATGAAAACTATGCACACTGTTAAAGATGTAGAAGCATTTACTGGTAGCACTGTGTCAGGAGAAAACAAAACTGAAATGGTTTATGGTGCTGCGGTAATGGGGCCAAAAATTGGTAATGGTTTTTTTGCTAATTTATATGGTCAATTTGAACAATTAACTATGGATAGATGGTTAATGCGTACTTGGGGTCGAATGACAGGTACATTAATAACTGATTATAAAAGACAAGCTAAAACAAAACGTGAACAATTAAAACCATTAATAAAAGGGTTAAGTTTAAAAGATAAAAAAGCGTTTGAACAAATAATTGGAATAAAAATAAAACTTAGTAATTTAGATGAGGTAGCTGTAGCAATACAAAAAGCAAGTATGAAACCTGCTAATAGAAAAGCAATGGCACAAATAGCAACTATAGAAGATACAGCTAACGCAGAACTTATTACATCTGTTTTAGGTGAACCTAAGAAAAATATAGAAAGAATAGGTATAGGTGATGAATTGCGTAAAGGTGGTAATGGTTTAGCTAAATTTATTGACGGACAAAAAGAAGCACCTAGTGGGCCAGTAGAAAGAAGACAAATTAGAAAAGTATTTAATCAAGCGTTGAACCTATTGCAACAAAACGAAAAATCGCTTACAATGGCAGATCTACAAGCGTTAGTTTGGTATCCAGAAAAGCGTTTGTATGATTCTGCAAAACTTAATCAAGCAGAGCAAACTACAGGTTATCAGGATAACGAAGCACCTGATTACGCTAACGCTGCTGTTAATTTGGCACAACAACTAGGTGTGCCAGATGCTGACATACAAACCACATTACAGGAGGTAGACAATGAACTCAAACGTCAGGCCACTATCGGCACAAGAAGAGGTGAATCTGGAGAAGGAACAGGAGGAATTGTACAACGAGATAATATTGAAACAGACGAATCCACAGGACTTCCCCTCAACCCAGATGGAACAGTTACCGTCTATCACCACACCAACAAACGAGCAGCAAACGCAATCAGAGAGTCCGGTAAACTCACAAGTGCTGGAGAACCTGATGTCTACGTTACCACCAGAGCTATCACAGATACTGGCTACGGTGATACCGCAGTTGGGATCAGAGTCGAACCTTCTAGACTTAGTCTCGATGATGAATTCCCAAATGGAAGGAGAGATTTCAGACTCAGTGTTGGAAAACCTAGAGGGTCTATTTCAGTAGACGTAATTGATCCAGTTAGAGAAAATCAAATATTTCAACAACAAGAAAAAAGTGGCAGTGGTAGAGGTGGATTTGATCCTAAAACATTAACTACTTTTTTAACTACAGAAGCAGATATATCTACGTTTTTTCATGAGACAGCACATTATATGTTAACTGTTATGGAAGATTTAGCAGTGTCTGGTACAGCAACACCTGAAATAAGAAATGATTTTAATGTTTTATTAGATTTTTGGGGTGTAGAAAATATTACTGAATGGAGCAAACTAGATATGAATCAAAAAAGAAAATACCATGAAGCTTTTGCATATAATTATGAAATATACATAACAGAAAAAAAAGCAGCACCTAATAAAAATTTGCAAGATATATTTAATAAATTTGGTGAATGGGTTCGTAAAGTATATAAATCTATTAGAGATGATTTAAATAAATTATATAGAGAAGAAAACGGTGTAGATTTACCAGTTTTAACTGACGAGGTTAGAGGTGTAATGGATCGCATGATAGCTACCGAAGAACAAATTATAGAGTCACAACGTGTGTATGGCATGAAAGCTATGTTTACTACGCAAGAAGAAAGTGGAATGGATAATAAAACATGGCAAGAATATACTGCTGCTATAAAAGAAGCACAGGATGTTGCTATTGATAAGTTAAGTAAATCTAGTATGAGACAAGTTAAATGGCTGTCTAACGCTAAAAGTAGAGTATTAAAAGATTTACAAAAAGAAGTTAACGCTACACGCAAAAAAGTAATAGAAGAAGAAACAGTAAAAGCAGAAAATCAGCAAATATATAGATTAGAAAAATATTTAAAACGTGGTGAAACTATTAATGATCAAGGAGAAAAAGTTGTAGTAAAAGAAGGTAATAAAATACATCCAGATAGTATAAAAAATATCTTGCCATTTTATGACGATGCAGCAGCAAATGCATTAATTAAACAACTTGGTACAGGTAAATACGGAATGGTTTCTAAAAAAGGTATGCCAGTGCAAACGATTGCAGAAATGTTTGGGTACGAAGATCCAATAAATATGATAAATGCACTTGTTGATTTAGAACCAATAAAAAATGTTATTAAAGAAAGAACAGATCAACGTATGGTTG